AGGCGTGTGCTCTTCCGATCTAACAGGCATGGCGAAACTGGCACTGTGAATCTTTGGCGGTCTGATAACTTTTCACGAATTTACGAGCAGAACCAAACGCCTCAACAATTTCCAGTCCCTCAAAGCCAAATGATAACGCACAGCAACAACCAGAATGAAGTGCCCTTTTAAATTATAGAATGAAAATAGAAAACCTGACCGAGCATCCGGTCGTAATTCTTGACAAAAAAAATAAAGTCATCATGCACATTCCGCCATCCGGTCAAGTGGCCAGAGTCAAAAAAATTACTGAAAGGACTGGATTCATGGGGGCAATCCCCTTGAGCTGTTCCAGGTTTGCAAAAATAAAGGACCTGCCCGATCAAAAAAATAACTGCGTGTACATCGTTTCAAAAATGGTTCACGATGCTGCCGGCAGAAGTGATCTGTATTATCCTGCTGAAAAAGTTTATGAAAATGGCAAATGCGTTGGGTGCCGAAGTTTGGGATCATAACGCCTACTTTTAACTAATTAAAAATATTTAACTATGACAAAGAAAGAAGTAATTGACTTCCTGATTACCTACAACAAATGGAGGAGAGGGTCTGACATAATGCCTCAGCCGCATCCGACCTTGATAGGTGAAACTATCGACTGGGTCATTGATTATCTACGTTCCGAAGAGATAGGGGTCATTAAATCTCCATCGGGTCAAGTATGGATGGATCGGAATGTAGGAGCAAAAGAGGTCGGGGATAATGGAGATTATTTTAGTCATGATGAAGCGCTGAAAATAATTATTCGAGGATTCCGGTTGCCGACTGCTGAAGAATGGAAAAGAGAAATAGATACTGGTGGATTGGAATCATTAAATCTTCCACTTGCTGGCCACTGCAACTTTGATACCAGATCGCTCTTCTTTGATACCAAATCGCTGTACTATGCTGGCTCACGCGGCCACTACTGGTCGAGTTCAGTGAGTGGTAGGGATGTTCGCAGCCTGCACTTTATTAACAGCGGTTATGCTCTCGGCTCCTACTCTCGGATGTATGGGTTCTCGGTTAGACTTATAAAGGATTAAAGTATAAATAAAATTAAATCATTTGATATGCACACTTATCAAAACATAGAAAATAATCCCATTTACAAAGGGATGCCGCCTTTTACGGAAAACTTTCACCCTTGCCATAAAGATTTCCCTCTTTATTGTTCACTATTGTTGAACATTCGTAATATTCCAATGGGTTATATCCTTTCTGGTAAAAAAGCGCAAAACGGTAGATGGATTGAACAGGATTTTAGACAATACGAATTTATATTGGAAGGTAATGTTTCTGATGGATTAGGGAAAATGTACTTATTCATAAAAGGTAAAGAAAATTTTTTTAAGCATCAGCCGTCATTTAGTCTTCATCTTAGTCATCGTGGAAGGTGGCAAAAAATACCTTTAACTTATGAAACGATGTCAAATATGACAGAGGATGAATTGTCTATTATATGGACGGATTTTGATTAAATTCATTACCACATTTCTTTCACATTTCTTCCGAACTTATTCCGAAGGTTTTCCGAAGGTTTTCCGAAAGATTAAAGCTATGAATCCAAAAAATATGAAAGAACAAGGGTATGAAATCTTAAAGATTATCGATGAGATTCGGAGTTGTCAAGATGATGTTCCTGAACAGGTCCAATTTGTTTTCAAAGAGGCAATATTATCTTTGAACCGGGCATTTATCTTTTCGAATCACATCGACTCATATCTGAGCGGTGACATAGACGAAGAGGATCTTTTCAGGCTACTGTTTGTGGATCTTGGGAATCTTGAAGAGGGTATATAAAATGATTGAAATAACAAGCAATACATTGTTGTGTGCCGAAAGGCTTGTAGTTGTGGCAAGTGTCGAGGTGTCACTCGGCAGAGGTTAACTTGTTTGGTAAATTATTCCCTAATGCTCTGACCTTTTGAGCCACAATTACACACAACTAAAATATAAAAGCAAAAAATATTAAAATGAAGCACAAAATAATTGGAGTCGATCCTGCAATCAGAAAATCAGGGTTCGCCATTGCAATCTTATCAAACAATCTATTCAGATTTGAAACCTTCCCAAATGGCTTTATAGAATTCATAGAGTGGTGGCAGGTTTTCTTCTTTCAAAGCATCGACCCGGTGACTTTTGTCGTTGAAAATTCAAATCTTCAAAATGCTTCATTTCACTTGAATGGACCGCCTCCAGTCATTGCCCGAATGGCTCGAAACGTGGGCATGAATCAAGCAATCAGCCAGGCGACCGTTGACTACCTGAGAAGTCAAGGGCAGAGGGTTGTCGAGTTGAGTCCGAAGGAGAAGGGCAAGAAACTAACTCAGGACGAATTTGTTACTCTTTGCAAGCAGCAGAATGTAAACATTTCAAAAAGAAGAACCAACCAAGACGAACGAGATGCCGGAAAATTAGCGTTAATGGGTTTGGACCGTTGTAAAATGGAGTTATAGTTTTTATCCATATTTTTCATTAACTTGCAGCAAAACAAACGAAATGAGAATATCCCGAATATTTATAGACCATGACGGAATTGAGATTGCATCTTACGACCACTTATCTTCTGAGGACATCGAAAAGGTGCGCCAATTCGAGAGTGAGAGAGGAGAAGAAATAACGCACAGCGATGTTCAGGAGGCAATCATTGACGTGTTGCTGCAAAATCCATTCATCCAGTGCTTTGAGGATGAGCCAAGAACTGTCAGGATGCTTTCTGACTTCTCTGCAGAATTGATTACATTTATGCGCGATTATTTCGTTGAAAAAGAACTATTCAGAGCAGCCGAAGAGGCTAAAAGTATACTAAAAGAAAATCAAGATGGGAAAGTACAGTAAAAAATCAAATCTGTGGCTGGCAAAAGAGATCCAGCAATTCACAGATCAGCCACATTTTTTGGCTGAAAAAAGTCCCGAAAAATTCAATATCTGGAAAGTGCTCCCAAGATTGGCGTATTTTCTCGCTCTTGTCCTTGAGTTCCTTATCAGGATTCAGGCTGAGCAGGGGAGTAAATGGAAATAATTCAAAAATATAGTTTTTCTCATTTTTTTCATAACTATGCTTTTGTGTATGTTCGGCATGGGGGAGGTTACAAAGAACCTCCCTTTTTTTTATTAAAAAATCATAACCATGATCAACAAAGTGATGCTAATCGGAAATCTTGGAAAAGATCCCGAAACGAAAGAATTTGAAAACGGCAAATCTGTCACCAACTTTTCAATGGCAACAAGCGAAAGCTATAAGGACAAAGATGGCGAGTGGCAAGAGCGAACCGAATGGCACGACATTAGTGCCTGGCAGTCGATGAGCGCGCAAAAGCTATCAAAGGGTGATACTGTTTATGTGGAGGGCAAACTCACGACAAGGAGCTGGGAGGACTCAGAAGGGAACAAGCGATATAAGACCGAAGTGAACGCAAATTACATTCGAGTGGTTAAAAGGTCAGGAACCCAAGTTGCACACGCTGAAGTTGTCGGCAATGATCAGGACTTGGAGTTGCCAAGAATTAACCCAAAGGCAGGATTGCCGTTCTAAATAGAAAAAAAGATGCCAGCAGGCAGACCCAGCAAGTATGATCCTCAAATGGCTGAAACCGTCATTAAAATGATGAGTGTTGGCTGCGGCGTGGCTGAGGTCTGCGCCGAACTCGGGATAAACAAAGACACCTTCTACCGCTGGGTCAAGAGGCACGAAGCATTTTCCGACGCCTTTAAAACGGCCAGAGAACTTTGCCAAGCATGGTGGGAGAAGCAGGGGCGTATAAACCTGAATGAGAAGTCGTTCAATCACGTCCTCTGGTTTTTCAATATGAAAAATCGCTTTTACGATGAATGGAACGATAAGCGAGAAGTCAACGTAACAGGCAAAGTCGAAAGCACATCCGACAGGCCAACGCTCGAAAACTTGAACGAAAATGAACTCCGGCAATACTACGAGCTACTTCAGCGAGCGCGAAATTCTAAGGCGTTGGGCGACCCTGAGCCTTGAGGGATTCATTCGATTCACAATGCCCGATTATGAATTTAACTGGCATCACTCGCACATGATTGAAAAGCTGGAAAGATTCGCATCAGGCGAATTAAAGAGGTTAATGGTTTTCATGCCTCCGCGACATGGCAAATCGCAGCTGGTTAGCCGCTTCCTGCCGGCATACATTTTCAGCAAAAACCCAAATGCCCGCGTGATAGCTTGCTCGTATTCTGCAGACCTTGCAAGCGCAATGAATCGGGATGTCCAACGGATTATGGACGGGCAAGAGTATCGCGAAGTGTTTACAGAGGCTCAGTTGAATGCCAAAAATGTTGTAACAACTCAGAGCTGGCTCCGAAATAGTACAGTCTTTGAGATTGTTGGCAAAAGAGGCTATTACATATCGGCTGGGATTGGCGGGCCGATAACTGGCAAAGGTGGCGATTTCGCTATAATTGATGACCCAGTCAAGAATGCGGAAGAGGCTCAAAGTCCAACCATACGGCGCAAGCACTGGGAGTGGTTCACATCAACACTTTACACGCGCCTCGAAAAGGGCGGCTCCATCCTCTTGACCATGACGCGTTGGAATGAGGATGACCTGGCAGGCAGGTTGTTGAATCTTTCGAAAAGCTCAAAAGATGCTGACCAGTGGGAGGTCATCAGCTTCCCGGCCATTAAGGAGGATGAGGACAACAAAGACGATCCGCGCGAAATTGGGGAGGCCCTTTGGGACAACAAATACAATCAAAAGAGTCTGGCATCAATCAGGCAAAGCGTCGGCTCTCGCGTCTGGGCCTCACTCTATCAGCAGCGACCAGCACCTGCCGAAGGCGGACTCCTTAAACGGGAATGGTTTGAAACCTACAACCCTAAAGAGCTGACAGGCAATGAGATTGTGAACTTCTATCTCGACACAGCCTACACCGAGAAGCAGGAGAACGACCCGACCGCAATTCTTGCCTACACTGTGAAGCGGAACAAAATCTATTTAATCAGATCAGCCACAGCAAGACGCGCCTTCCCTGAACTTATATCATTCATCAAAGAATTCACAAGCGCAAACGGTTACAATTCACGCTCTCGCATAGTCGTTGAGCCAAAGGCGTCCGGCCTTTCGGTCATTCAGCAACTCAAAAAAGAAACAGGACTGAACGTAATTGCAGACAAAGCTCCGAAGGATTCAAAGGTCACAAGGGTGAACGCCGTTAGCGCTATCATTGAATCAGGGAGGGTTCTTTTGCCTGAATCGGCAAACTGGGTGGATGCTTTCATTCACGAGTGTTCAGTCTTTCCGAACGGATCGCACGACGATCAAGTAGACTGCCTGGTTGGTGCAATCAATCAGTCCTTTAGGAACTCAAGCATCGCCCAAATGGTTTGAATTACATATATTTGTAAAAATTAAACAGTAATGGTTACACAAGAGCAGGCAATCGAAGTGCTCCGCGATACAGTCCAGTTCGACCTGCGCCACAGGTTCTATAAGGAAACTGTCGCTCTGTCTGACTTTCTGTACAAGATTGGTTCCGGCAAGGAGCAGGACGATCTCATTGTCCAATACCGCGAACGCGAAAGCGATGAGCAGAAGAGGCAAAGAGTCAGGCTCACGCAATCAATGACCAAATATGCGACGCAACAGATTCGCAACTTTTACGGTCGTGTTCGCAGGTCGGACAATCGAAAAAAGACCGTCGAACACACAAGCGAGGACGCACTTGAGCAGATCAACCAACAAATCCAAAACTTTATCGGAGGCAGGTCACTTGAGGATTATTTGTTTGACACAATGCTGGAGCTCACCTTCATGGACCCGAACGCATTCATTTTGTTTGAAAGGTACGACGAGAGGGGCGCGCGGGGTGAAATCATTAGCACTCAGACTTATCCGGTCATGATCCTTTCGGAGGACGCCATCAATTACGATTTTAGGGATGGCAACTTGAACTGGATTGTTGTCCGCAAAGAAAGAACCGAAACTATCAAAAGAATGTACGGCAATGTCGAAAAGTTCGACACTGTCGACCGTCAAGACTTCTACCTCTACGTGCCAGGATTCACCGTTGAGCTGAAAGAGTACGACAATATCACCGAAGCGCAGCCAAGTGAAGGGCAGGAGTGGTTTACAGTCAAATCGGCATACGATACGCGACAACGCTTGTATCTTCAGACCGTCTACAATCCAGGCACATCTGAAATACCTGTGCATCCGGTGGGATGCTATCTGAGCCAAGAGAATCCGGCTCTTTTCACATCTCCTCTGGAGCCAGCGCATGAAGTTTTCCGCGACCTCATAAACCTAAAGAGTGAATTTGACCTGACAAAGGCCCTTCACACTTTTCTCCAAAAAATCCAATATGCGCCTCCTTGCGATTTTGAAAACGATCATGGCGTCTGTACATCCGGCTACATTGCGGGCGAAATTTGCCCGAAGTGTCATGGCTCAGGGGTAGAGGTTCACAAGACCACGCAAGACGTGATTCTTGTCAAGTGGCCAGCATCAAAAGACGAATGGATACCTCTGGAGGATGTCGCGCACTACATCGAGCTACCGGAGTGGTTACCAAAATGGCAAGCCGAACAATTAGAGGTTCTACTGAAGCGTATCAGTCTTGCTGTATTTGGCACTGAGGTATTCACAGCTCCGAGCGCTGGAGCTCGCACAGCCACAGAGGTAATGATTGAGTGGGAGAAGGTTTACGACAAACTGACTCCGTTTGCCGTTCGTATCTCAGAGCTATTCCGCAAAGGCGTCAGGCTAATCGCTCAATACCTCGAAAGAGATGCAGGCCTTACAGTCGACCACAAATTTCCCTATGACTTCAAATTTGAAAGCATCTCGGAACTGCTTGAAATGCTAAAGGTTGCCAAAGAATCGGGGTCAAGCTTTGAGGTCCAGGATGAAATCGAACGGCGCATTTTAGAAAAGCAATATGCGAACACGCCTGATCGAATGCGAAAAATTGCAGCAAAACGCAAGTTTATACCATTCAAAGGCAAATCAGTTGAAGAGGTCGCATTCATTTTAGCATCGAGAGCAGAAAACGACACAGAGCGGATTCTTTACGAATCATTTGAGTCTATTTTTGCAGAGATCGATGCTGAAACTCCAGACTTCTACCTCTTTCCGTATGCGGTACAGGCTGAAATTGTGAGAGAAAAAGCACAAGGGAGAGCGCAGACAATCAGTTACATTGGCGGACCTGCTGCGCCTCTAACCGACTTGCCGCCTGATGACATTGACCCATCTGAAATACTTGAATCAGAGGGAATCACAGCGCCACAGCCAACCGAAGTGCTGAATGGTGCGCAGGTCACTGCCCTTGTGTCACTCGTCCAGCAGGTGGCTTCCAATCAGCTTCCAAGAGATAGCGCATTAGTAATTATTCAAAGTGCTTTTGGGTTGACAGAGCAGCAGGCAAACAGGATACTCGGAGAAGCAGGGCAAGGGTTTACAATCGAAGCAGAATGAACTTTACAGTCACCTACATCGACGCGAAGTTAGAGGAAAAGACCGAGCAGGTTTTCACAATCGAGGACCTATTCATTATCGCGGACGCCTACGGAGTTAAAAGGGTTTTGACCGAGCAAGGCGATGACATAACAGCAGGAATCTTGAACTCAATGGCTAACCGAATGCCATTCTAAATTGATCCAAATGAGTAAAATTCACTGGACTCTTGATCCCGGTCATGGCGAACTAACCGAAGGGAAGAGGTCGCCCTTAAAAGATGGCAGGTATATCTTGGAGTATCAATTCAATCAAGAAATCGTCCATCGACTTTCCATCATGCTGTCAGGTGAAAAGATAAGCCACTCAATCACAATCCCCGATCCTAAGGGAGTTGGCAACGATTTAGAATTTAGAAAAGGATACGTTCGCGCCATTTCTGATTTGTTCGAGGATGTTGTTCTCGTTTCAATTCATGGCAACGCTGGGCCTGGCATTGGCTTCGGAGATTTCACAGGGATTGAAACCTTTTACAACAAGTTAGGCATCGCTCATGCCAGCATTTTTCAAGCCGAAATAGTGAAAGCAACTGGCCTCAGGTCAAGAGGCACAAAAGACGGTATGAAATTTCACCTGCTCCGAAATGCTAACGTTCCAGCGATTTTAACGGAGAATGGATTCTACAACGGCCATGACTTTGATTTGATGCTTACAAGCGATTACAGGCATTCAATCGCAAAGGCGCACTTTGACGCAATCATGAAAATCGAAGCTAAATGAGAGAAAGGATACTTTGCAAGGGTGGCGATTGCCCATACAGACAGCACTGCTGGCGATTCCTGCAAAAAGGAAACGAACAGGCTCACTACTTTAGCGAACCGCCTTACAAGCTTATAGACATTGGCGCCAACTCAAGCCAGAGCAGCACCGGCAAAATGTTTGAATGTGATCACTTTTTGACGAGGGACGAATACGAAATAAGGGTCAGTGGACGGTCGCGATGATTATGCACGAAAGAAGCGAAGCCTATCCTTTGAGCTGGAGCGGCTTCTTGGGCGCAAACTCAGCGCCTTGCAGCTTCGTGTCTATTACGAAATTCTGCCAGCGGTTACAGGCCTTGACATTGAGTCTGGCCGTTTGGTTTTTAGTGTCAGGAACTTGACAGCTATCGGGCAGGCGCGAAAGGTGATTGATGCTTTTGTATCAAGCGAGGGTAGCGCGATAGGTCGATGGATTGGCGCAAAAATGGGCGCACTCTTGAGGCTCAACCGCTTGTACTATAAAACCTTCATAGACGAGCCATTGGAGGCGGTGACGGAGAAAGTGACGACAAATACACTGCTTCGCCTCGGCTACAATGCAACGGACGACATTTTGATTCAGGGCGGATACCTTGCAAATATCTTTGGCAACACTCCAATCGGATCTCAGGTTGCAAGTGCAATGAATCGCAGTCTTGCTGGCCGCATGGGACTTCAGGAATTTCGGCAAAACTTCAAGGCCTTGTTTGTGAATCCTTCTGGAAATGGACTGATAGAGTCGCACTTTAAGCGTGCGACGTTTGACATATTCCAGCAAACCGACCGTTCAATTTCTAAAGAGTATGCCGATGAGTTGGGGTTGAATTATGCGAGATACTCCGGCACGATCAAAGACACGACCAGACCATTTTGTAAAGCCAGATTGGGCAAGGTGTTCACGCGCGAAGAGATTCAGAGCTGGAAGAATCTGAACTTTCAGGGCAAGCCAAAGAATTACATCCCAGAAATTGACCTTGGCGGTTACAACTGCCGGCACTCACTGGACTGGATCAGCGATGAACTTGCACAAAGATTCATAAAAGAGGACCAATGAGCGAATCGGTAAACCATCCGGACCATTACGGCGGAGAGTCGAACAAGTACGAAACCATCAAAGTCGCTGAGGCTTGGGGCATGGATAAGGACGCGTATTTGTTCAATGCGCTGAAGTACATCAGTCGGGCAGGCAACAAGCCAGGATCGGACGAGGTTGAGGATTTAGAGAAAGCGGTCTGGTATCTTGAGCGACGCATTAAACTACTCTTGCGCTATGATTAAACTTTTTTTAGGCGATTGCTTAATTGAAAGCGACAAGATACAAAGTGGTTCGGTTGATTTGATATTGACTGATTTGCCGTATGGAGTGTTAAAAATGAAAGAAAGTGCAGGAAAATACAAGGTACTGAATACTGCCGAAACTTGGGATTTAGCTATTGAGCCCAAAAAGGTTTATGATATTGCAAACAGGATTTTAAGAAAGAACGGTAAAATGGTCTTGTTTAGCCAAGAGCCATATACAACACAATTAATAAATGAAGCGATACCCAATATTCCATTTAGTTACAGGGCAATTTGGGAGAAAGATGATTTTGCAAATGGTCTTGGAGTGAATAAGAATATGGTTAGTTTTTATGAGGATGTTTTGGTATTTAGTAAAACTCACGACTTAGAAAGAAGCCACCCATTAATTGATTACTTTATGAGTGAATTATCAAAAACAGGAATGAACCAAAGCGATATTAACAGACTACTCGGAAATAAAATGGGCGGCCATTATTTTACAAATGGTGCGCAGTTTTCTATACCTACTGAACCAAATTACAACAAATTACAAGAAACTGGATATTTTCAAAAGCCATACCAAGAATTAAAAGAAATAGACGAACAATTTAAAAAAGAATATGCTTCCACCTTCAACCTTTGGGAAGGCAACAAATACAAAAGCAATATACTCAAATACAAAAAGGACTACAACGGCTACCATCCAACTCAAAAACCTGTTCTATTGCTCGAAGATTTGATAAAGACTTTCAGCAACGAAGGTAATTTGGTAGTGGATTTGACAATGGGAAGCGGGAGCACTGGAGTGGCTTGCAAGAATACAAATAGAAATTTCATCGGGATAGAAAAAGACGAAAACTATTTCAAAATTGCAGACCAGCGAATAAATGAACAAACCCTGTTTTCTAAAATTTCTGCTTAACTACTCGAAATGAATGTAAACGAAAAATATACATTCAACGTAACGGTCAACTCTGTCACAACTCAGGTTTTTCCTGCCGTTGACGATTTGCAATTTAACTGGAAGTTAGAGGACGGTGAGATATTCTACCGCCAAACCCTGACAACTCAGCTCGTTTTTGTCAACAACTCAAAGCTCCTAATTGACGATTATGACTATTTCAAAGCGATAGAGGACAGCGCAGAAAGGTGCGATGAAATTGTCATTGACATTGTGGCGGATTGCGGCACGACTTACGTCGGTCTTTTGATAATGACAAAAGCGCAATGGGATGAGGACAGGTGCACTGTTACAATTCCGGTTACTGTTAATGATGAGTATACCTGTCTTTTGTCAAATCAAGATGAAGTAATAGACTTCAACTCAGTTTCTCCACAAATCACAGCAGGAAACTTCATTGGAACCCTACAAACTTATTCAGCGCTGGAAGAGAACGCAGTGGCAAAGGGGCCAAACTACAATCCATTCAGCGAGTTAGAACTTGAATTGATCAGGTATGAGTCTGTCGACCTTGGCACCTTGTGGCGTGAAACATGGGTTTACATTCGTGAAGAGGATGGATCGGGAGCGCAACCGCCTGGCGAGGGTTGGGTTCTTGATTCGGGTCAATGGGTTCGATCGGTTCAAAGAAACTTCATAGTACAAACAATCGACCCAGTTACAGGCGAGGAAGTTGTAGAATACGAGGTCAAGGGTCGGGAAGATTTTCAGGCTGACAATGGGCGCCTCCTTGCGGATGTTGTTGAGTTGATAATTGGCCAGACCTGCCCGACATTAAGCGTGGTTAGTAACTTTTTGAATATCAATCCCGACGGCAGCGCTCCAGCAAACACAGTCTATGCAGCAGCAAACACATACCTTGACAGTTTGGCAATCTGGCAAAAATCAGATATTAAGAGATTCGGCGACGCCAACAACGCCACAAAGCTCCGCATCACTTGGGCGGATTTGTACGAAAATCTAAAGGCACTATTTAATCTTAGATTCATTATTGACGGCACAACCTTGCGCCTTGAGCACCTAAGTTATTTTGCTGAAATCAATGGACTGGATTTGACAAGTCAAAAGTCTGAATATCTGAGCGGAACAAAAAGATTCAGTTACGACGAATCAAATCTAACCAATGTCGAAAAGTTTGAAATGATGGACTTCGTTAGTCCAAGCTTCAACGGATTGGACATAGAGTACAATTCATCTTGCGTTGACCCAGAAGCGAGGGCGGTTACAATCAGAGCAAGCCTAATCACGACCGATCTTGACTTCTGCCTGGACTTTCCGAATGACGTTGACGACGATGGTTTCTTTTTAGCGAACATTGCCCTTTTTGATGGCAGCTATTACATCCAAAAAAATACGGTGCCTGCCTTCACTTCACTGGGTCCACAATTCAATGGTCACCTTGCTTTTCCGAATCTGCATTTATTCTATTGGAAAGATGGCAGAATTTTCACGACCGGGCAGATGAATGGCGTTCCGACTACTTTCGACTCCACTATCCGAACAAAACAGCAGGCGCAAATCAATTTCAAGATGTGCTGTGACGAAATAGCATCTTTTGACGTTGTAGAATTGATGCGCAGCCAATACGGATGGGGCAAGATTACGAACGCGACATATTCGTCAAAGACTGAGGTGATGAGTGTTGATTTAATTCATGAATGATGATATACCAACTAAACACAGGCAATTTGCTGCCATTTTTTGACAGGAAAGAGAATCAGATCGGCAGGCGAGAAGATTTGACTTGCGGTTGGGGTATTCCCTCACCGCGTTTGAATTTTGTCCCTTTCCAATTCATGAGCGAGGTGGCTATTGAATCCTTTAGCTGGTCGTACGTGAATTTGTGCAGCGAAGAATCCGAAGTCCCGCTAAATTCAAGCTACATCGAAAAGCACTGCTCCGGCGAAACTGGGCCTTTCTTTTTGACGTACGATGGTGCAATAATCGCGGAAGAAAACTTTGACTGCGGTCTTTATTACATCATTTTAACGGTCAACGGCATACGATACTATTCGGAGGTCATGAATTTGCAAGTCATTTGCGATTTTGAGGATTTGGATGTTCAGATTGACAATTGCCAACTTGAGCCTGTCATCGGTGGCGATGGCGTTCGATTCGACTTTTCGGCAGTAAGTACAACGCCGAGCAATTCGTTAGATACTCTTTTGGAGTACGACACCGGTTCTGGCTTTGCAACTGGCTCAAGCTTTGCCCTGCTCAAATCAGCAGAAACCGCAGAAATAAGAATCACAATGACAACAAGCTGCGGAGTCACGCAAAAGACATGGGAGATCCAATGGGATGACGCTGACCCTTGCGGCACCTACTTTTTGACCGACATAACGAACGACTAATGATAAAGCTAAGATTTTCCCATTCAACTGATATGCCTGGAATCCTGTATTCGCAAGGATACGAGCAGGTCATCTATTTAGATGCCGAGTTTAACACGCCTGCCATAACAGTTGAGGAGGAGCCAGTCACAGACGGATTTGGTAAAAACATCTATTCATTTGCTCGCCTATCTTTAGTGACTCGCTTTGATGCGGTCAACGTGTCGGATGATCAACTTTTTGCGCTGAGGCTTGCAAAATATCATGATACAATCTACCTCAAAGACATCGAAACAGGGCAAGAGTTTAGTGTTATAGATTTGACAGTCACCGAAATAACCCAGCCAAACAGACTCGCACGCGTCAATTTTGAGGCAATAATGAAGCAAGTCACACTAACAGGCTGCGGAATTGATTACAACGCAATAAGCTGCTGATGACTATTGGCGAATATTTAACAAGATTTCAGGCGAGTTTGCGCAGGCTTGAGCAGACAAAGACAAAGCGAGCTCTTGGCGTTGCACTTGACACGCTTGCCCTTACAAAACGAAGGGTTCAAGGATCAGGGTTAAATTCAGAGGGCGCATTCTTTGCGCCTTATTCGACCCTTTACGCAGCTCGGCGAATCAAAGACGGCTACCAATCTAACCACGTTGACTTTACGCGGACTGGTCGGCTTTGGAACTCAATCAACCCTTTTGTGTATCGGGATGAGCAATATAGGACAGTCATAGTGGTAAGACCTCGAGATAACGAGAATCAGGATAAACTAAATTGGCAGGCAACGAAGAAGGATCGGGGTAACATCCTTACGCCTTCATCTGATGAGCTGATATTTGCAATTCAGGTTTGGCAGCGCGAAGCAATCAGGTTATTAAATCGAATACGATGATACGCAAAGCAATTCAGGCAGTTAGCTCAAAGATTACGGCATTGCCATTTGTCGAAAGATACGGCGGGGTCGTTCAGACAGTCCGCAGAATTGACCTTTTAGATGATGGCTTTGTAATAGAGAAGCGATTCCCTGTCAGCTGTTCAGTCACAAATTTGGCTTGTTGGGAGCAATCGAGGTACAAAGACCTTGTCCCTGACGATCGGTATAAGTCCGTTTTTTACTTCGAGGAAATCGAAGGCTTTCAGATTGTGGGCCGCCAAGAGTTGAGAGGTCAGGTCATCCAATATCGCGGACGGGTGCGACTTGTTGGCTGGCTGAATTTGGCAAAACTGGGAGTTGAGGATGACTGCAACCTGTCCGACCGGATTGCATTTGAAATGATTGGCGCGCTGACTGGAGCCTATGAGCTTTCTGGCGACATTGATGCTGTTGTTCAGCTCAAACCCATCGGGATGCAGCCAAAAAGTCCCGCTATTTTTGACCGCTACACATACGAGGAGGAAAATTCATACCTACTCTATCCCTACGACTATTTCGCCGTTGATTTTGAGGTGATTTTGGGACTTATGCCTGATTGCATTACGCCGTTTGCTCCATCCACTCCAGTATCTTGCATAGATTTAACCTAAAGCCTTGACTATGTTTCAATTTTTGCAAATCATTCTGCCGGCTATCATCTTTTCAATGTGGGGATTTGTCTTTGTGTATCTGCAAAATGCAGGGCACATACTTTCTTGGCTTCCCGACTGGCTTGATGGCACGCTTAGAAAAAATATGATGACCGATGTGGTTAAAAAATGGCTGACCTGCTCTATTTGTCACACCGGAATTGTGTCAATCATTTACTGCCTTGCAACAATGACCGAGATTCGACACGTTTTTGCATTCATGACGATTTCCCTTTTCTTTTCAATCATAATATCTGAAGTTTATGAGCGTAACTATTAAAAAGCTACCGAGGCGCGACGATGGGACCTTGTCAAGGACTTTTGAGGCGAACGAAATTACATACACGATCCGGACGGCTGACGAGGGGGTAAGTATTTCGCGATTCAACGAATATCAGCGAATGAGCGCGATGCTGGGATTCGGCGCGACCTTTCAGAAGCTTTATGAAAATATCACAAAGTCAATCAAGCTGGCGAATGGAGTTGTAAGCAGCGAAAACACATTCACCGACTTAGTCTTGCATCTTGATGCAATGCGCCAATCCATTCTCGAAGCTTCAGAAGATCGCAACAGTCTTGCGCTGTATATCTGCACTCTTTTTATAGTGCGTGAGGGTGAGGACTTGACAACGTGGAGCATGGAAGAGGCACGGGATAAGATTGACGACTGGAACCGAGAGGGATATTCCGCCGAAGATTTTTTTTTGTTGGCGCTCGGTTCGGTCGCGGGATTCAAGAACGAATATCTCGCGTTGATCGAGCGCTTGAGCGAGAAGGCGCAGGGCCTATCGTCCCTGTTTATGGGCGATGGAGAATTTCCGAAGATGGAAAGCGAACCGACGTCTTCCGAAAAGCAGAAACCGACAGAGAAGAGTCAATAGAATTTATGATAGAGGTCACCAGTTACAACTACTCCGACTTGATGGCCATGGATTTTGAACTATTTTATAGAGCATTGGGTAGAGCTATACAGAGGCAGGAGGCGAAAGCGGAACAGATGAAACAGAAAAAGGACTAATAATGGCAGACATACAACTTTCATGGCAGTTAGACGAGCAGAACTTACTTTCTGGACTTTCACGCATACAGCAGCGTTTGGATTCTATCGAGGGCGAATTGGGCCAAGTCCAAAAGGCAAGCGATGAGGCGTTTGGAAGGTCAGGGAAAAAAATCAAGGACTTTGGTAGTAATATTAAAAAAAGTCAAGATAGCATATTTTCTACCTCCAACGTATTAGGGAAATTAAAGAATGCCGCGACCGTTGGTTTTGGGGCTTTAGTCGCTGGAGCAACTGTTGCCGGCGTTCGAGCCGTTAATTTGGCGAAGAACTATGAGCAAACAAGGGTCTCCTTCACTACTTTTTTGGGGTCTGCACAGCAAGCGACTGCTGTTTTACAGCAACTTGAGCAATTCAGCCTTTCAACGCCTTTCGACCCTACGCAGGTTCAGCAGGCAGGTAAGGCGCTTCTGGCCTTTGGAATTGAGGTTGACAAATTAAGTCCATCACTTAGAGCAATCGGTGATCTTGCGGCAGGCACTGGAAAAGATTTCAACGAACTTGCCGTAATTTATGGAAAGGCGAGAACGCAAGGGACTTTGTTCGCTGAGGATATAAACCAGCTAACTGAGGCCGGCATTCCCATTATTGCGGAATTTGCAAAGCAATTTGGAGTTACCGAAGGCGAGGTGAAAAAGCTTGGCAGTCAAGGCAAAATCCAATTTGCAAATTTAGAGCAAGCATTTAGGGACCTTACTGGCGAAGGCGGTCAGTTTTTTAATTTAATGCAAAACCAAAGCCAAACATTCGCCGGCCAATTATCGACATTGCGCGGCATCTTTGATAGTGTATTAAGGCAATTTGGCGAATCTTTTTTACCGCAACTAAAAGAAATTACTTCTGCCTTAATTGACTTCATTGGGCCAACTAATAAGTCTGCTGATGCCGTTAAAGATTTACGATATGAATTCAATTTAGAAATTGATACACTTAGGAGCGCAAACCTAACTCAAGCCAACCGGCAAAAATTGATCAATGATATAAACAAAGCTTATGGAGATTATTTGCCTAATCTTTTAACAGAAAAATCCACAATCGAGGAAATAGAAAATGCTCAAAAGCAAGCCAACCAAACATTTTTGCAAAGAATAATCTTTGCGGAATTTGAAGATGAGGTTGCTGAAATTTTAAGGCAAAGCACTGAAGCGGCAAAAGAAAATATAGAAACTGCCAAGCAAAGAATTGAAACTCAAAATTCATTAAACCAACTACAAGAAAAATCCATTGGGCTTGATAAAGAGGGAGCCCCTTTTATTAAAAATATTGGAGAAGCTGCATTTGACGTTCAACGTGCTTTATCTTCGACAGTGGATGGCCTAAGAGAGTATGAAATTGAAACAAAGGAAGTTGTAGATTCAACGCAAGAGAGAATAGATGCCGCAAGAGAGAAGTTCAAGCAGCTGGCAGAGGCTCAAGGATTTGATTTTGACGTCATTCAGTCGCTTTTCGGTGGCTTGACAAGCAGTGTAGACAATGTAATCACTCAAACCACAACAGGACAAGACGAATTAGATAAATTACTAAAAAAGTACCAAGATTTAACAGGTGAGTTAGAAAAAACATCAACTCAGGCTCGCCTTGGCTTAGGTAGTCAAACACAACAGGCATTAAGCGAATACGATTTCACTTTGGAGCAAATTGAGAGCTTAAAAAATGAAATAATTGAACTCTCAAAATTGACTGGACAGCCACTTCCAGATGACTTTGCAAAAAGCATAGAGCAAGCAGTCAAGCTTGCACAGCAGGAACTTGAAGAGCAAATAAAAAAAATAAGAAAGGATTCAAGTCTTGGTGAGATAATTACAATTAATGAAATTGATGCGAAGTCTATTGAACTTGAGAATAACGAAAAGTTAAAGGAAATTGCAGAAAAAGCGATTAAGTCTGCTCAAAAGTCCATACAAGAAGCTGAGAGGGAGGCACAACTACGACAAACTTTTTCTCCTTTACTGAAATTTGTCCAAAAAGCATTTGGATTAACAGGAGAAGAGGCGCAGTTAGTTGAAGAGCTGGCGAATGATTCTATCCAAAAAATAACTGAAGGTCTTGACTTTTCAACTCAGCTGCAAATATCACAACAGGACGCACTAATTCAAAAGCTTGACGAACGCATAAGCAAGCAACAAGAGCTCGTAAATGCTGAGGCAGAATTAGCAGCGCAAGGATTTGCCAACAACTTAGATGCCGAAAAAGCAGGCCTTGAGGCGCTCAATGAAGAAAGACGCAAGGCAGCGGAACGACGTAACGAAATTGAAAGGAATGCAGCCAATCGCTCCCTCGCCATTGAGGCAGCGACTCAGGCAAGCAGATTGACCACGACAGCAATCGAGCTTTTTGCAGGACAGGCAAAGTTTGGACTTCCTGGA